AATTGAATATAACTCAGGCGAAAGTGCAACTTATATTGCGCAACCGCCTGAGTGGGCTAAATGGGAAAAGGCAACTGGTCATTCACTTGCAAAAGCCCAGGAAGTCATTGGCATTTGGGATTTGATGTTTTTGGCATATAACGCGCATAAGCGCGAAAGTGCCGGAAAGCCAGTCAAGTCATTTGAGATTTGGATGGAAACAGTTGCAGATGTTTCAACTGGAGCATCTGACCCAAAAGCCACATCCCAGGAAGCATAAGGCGGACACTGGTTGAGTTAGCAATCGAAACCGGAATTCCGATGCAATACTGGGATGATGCAGACGACATTGCAACAGCCGCAGAGATATTGGAGATGAGAAATGGCAGAGGAAGGGCTGACTTATGACAAAGCCCAACTTAATCAACTCATCAGAGCCTTCAAAGCGATGGATGATGAGGCTGCAAAAGTGGCTGCTGAAACTGGTTTTGAATTCAGCAATTGGGTCGCTGCCGAAATCCAAAAAACCGCTTACAGTCGTTATGTCAATCCCACAGCAGTCCGCCGCATTGTGGATGGAAAATCCATATCGCGCACCTCAAAAGTTGGGCAAATCTCCTATGGTTTTGCTCGTCAGCGTTTTTCAGGCGGAGGCACAACTCGATCTCTCTGGGCTGGCTTTGAATTCGGCTCAAAGCGTTTCAAACAGTTTCCTAGTTATTCAGGTCGGTATGGCAGGGGTGGGCGCGGATGGTTTATCTTCCCGACACTTCGCAGACTTCAGCCTCAATTAGTGAGAAAATGGGAACAGAAATTTGATCAAATTCTTATACCCTGGAAAAGAGGTTATTGATGGCTGGAGATAGAACGCTCAAACTTCAACTCCTCGCGGATACCAAAAACCTAATTGATGGCCTTAATAAAGGCAAAAAAGAATCTGAAACTTTTGGCGACAAAATTGATGCAATCAATAAAAAAGTCGGGCTGGCTTTTGCTGCGATGGGTGCTGCTGCAACAGCAATGGCACTTAAATTCACAAAAGATGCCATTGGCGCAGCTTCTGATCTTGAAGAAACAATATCAAAAGTGGGGGTTATCTTTGGCGATACTGCCGGAGAGATTGATAAATTTGCCAGCACTGCTGCAACAAGGTTGGGGCAATCCAAAACGCAAGCGTTGGATGCAGCCGCAAACTTTGCAATCTTTGGCAAGGCTGCTGGGTTATCCGGTCAAGCTCTTGTTGATTTTTCGGTCAATTTTGTTGCTCTTGCATCTGATCTTGCATCGTTTAACAACACAACTCCCGAAGATGCAATTATGGCAATCGGCGCAGCTCTCCGAGGTGAAGCCGAGCCTCTTCGCAGATATGGTGTTTTGCTCAATGATGCAACGCTCAAAGCGGCTGCAATGGAATTGGGCATTTATGCAGGAAATGGTGCATTAACAGCACAGCAAAAAATTCTCGCTGCACAAAAGGTTATTCTTGAACAGACTGGTTTAGCTCAGGGAGATTTTGAGCGCACTTCTGATGGCTTAGCAAACTCGCAACGCCAAATCACAGCAGCAGTGGCTGATGCCCAAGTTGAATTAGGCCAAGCTCTTTTGCCAGTGATGTTGCAACTGGCAACCTTTACCGAACAGACACTTGTTCCAGCTCTCAGTTCATTCATTGCTGGTCTTACCGGCAAAGGTGGATTGAAAGACGGATTGACTGAAACTCAGAAATCTGCTGAGGCCTGGGGTAAGCGAGTCAGCACAGTCATCGGGGTCATTGTTGAATTGAAAGATGTTGCTCTTGTCACTGCTGGAGTTCTGACAACAATGTTTGTTGTGAGTAAGATTCAAGCAGCAGTCGTTTTGGTAATCAATCTGATTAAAGGTTTAGTCGCCGCGTATAACGCATTAAGGGTGAGCGCGATGGCTGCCGGTATTGCGGTTGCTTTTGCGGCTAATCCGGTTCTTGGTATCGCTGCCGGAACCGCCGCAATTGCTGGGATGGGTTTATTAATTCAACAATTAAACAAACAAAGTGCATCCATTGGAGGCGGACTAACAGGCGCGCAAACGCAAGAAGATTACAATGCATTGGCTGGGGTTCGCACTCCCTTTGCTGGTGTTACAACTTCTGCTTCAACCGGAGGCGGTATTTCAACTGGTGGAGCGACCACATTCCCAACTGCCACAGGTAGCAAAATCACTACAAATGTCAAGCCTGCTCCAACACTAATTGAGCAAGTAAGTGAGGAGCAATTCCTTAAAAGAACAGTTGGAACCGGCAACCAAGATGTAGCTGCATTCAGAATGGGTGAAAATGCTGGCATCACAATTAATGTTAATGCCCCATCAGCCATAGATGAAGAAGGATTTACCCGAGCAGTTATCTTGGCCCTTAATAACTCCACTAATCGCGGAACTGGTGGCGGTGGAAGTCTAAGGACTTCGGCTCAAATCCTATGACCCTCTGGACTCCCGATTGGCGAATCAAAGTCAATGGCACAGAACTAACCTCAGTTACTTTAAGCAATTTAACTATTACCTCTGGCCGTCAAGATATTAACTCACCCACTTCTGCAGGGTATTGCTCGGTTGAGGTTATAAATACCGATGGCACTAATTACTCATTCACAATTAATACTGCAGTTACAATTGAAATTAAAGATACTAGTGGAAATTATATATCTCTCTTTGGCGGTAGAGTTTCAGACTTACGCCAAACAGTAAGAAGCGCTGGATCAAGTGCAGTTATAACTAGTCTTCGCATCACTGCCATTGGATCGCTTTCAAAATTACAAAGAGCTATTTTTGATGGCAATTTGGCTGAAGGGCTAGATGGCGCTCAGATATTAGATTTGCTAGATGATTTGCTTTTAGGCTCTTGGAATGAACTTTCACCAGCTCAAACTTGGGCAACTTACAATGCCACCGAAACTTGGGCTCAGGCTGGCAATATCGGTCTTGGAGAAATTGATGCTGGCGAATATACGATGGTTAGCCGCCAAATTACCGATAGCATAATTGCCCCAATAGCCAATCAAATTGCCAATTCAGCTTTGGGTTATCTTTATGAAGATGCTAATGGTCTTATTGGATATGCAGACGCAAGTCATCGTCAGGATTATCTAATTGCCAATGGCTATACAGATTTAGACGCTTCTCAGGCCATCGCTTCTGGCATCGGCATAATTCAGCGTCAGGGCGATTTAGCCAACAAAATTATTATGGATTATGGCAACAATTTTAATAGCTCCTATACTGCTGAAGACACAACTTCTCAAGCAAGTTTTGGCTTATTTGCCGAGCAATTTAACAGTTATCTAAAAAACGCGGCCGATGTTGAAGATGTAGCAGATCGCCTAATTCAGCTTAGAGCCTACCCGAGAAATACTTTCCAATCCATTACTTTTCCACTTCAATCCCCTGAAATCGATAATGCTGATAGAGATGCCCTATTGAATATTTTTATGGGTCAGCCAGTCAGAATTACCAATCTGCCCCTTAATATCCTAGGTGGCGAATTTACTGGCTTTATTGAGGGCTGGACTTTCAACGCTTCCGTTTCAGGTCTTTCAATTACCTTCTTAGCTACCCCAACAGAGTTCTCGGCCTTTGCCCAACAATGGGCTCAAGTCAATGCGGCTGAAAGCTGGAATAGTGTTCTTAATACGCTAGAATGGCAAGACGCGATAGGAGTTATAAGCTAAATGGCTAATACGACCAATTTCAACTGGGAAACGCCAGATGACACAGATTTAGTTAAAGATGGCGCAGCTGCCATTAGAACCCTTGGCAATTCTATAGATACTTCATTTGTCGATCTTAAGGGTGGCACTACAGGACAAATTTTAAGCAAAGCTTCTAATACCGATTTAGATTATACTTGGATAGCCAATGATCAAGGCGATATAACTGAAGTCCAAGCTGGAACTGGTATTTCCGTAGCTTCGGGAACTGGCCCAATCCCAGTTGTATCTTTTGATTACCGAGCAGGTTCAGCAGTAACGCTAAATGCACAAACGGCTACCTACACAGTAGTTTTGACGGATGCAGATCAAAAACTTGTAACTATGTCGGTTGCTGGTGCTAATGATTTTCAAATCCCAACAAATGCCAGCGTTGCTTTTCCAATTGGAACTGTTATTAATGTGATTCAAATTGGTGCAGGACAAACTACAATTAAGGCAGTTACTTCAGGCACTACTACAATTTCATCAACAGGAGCTTCAGCAATCGCGCCTAAGTTAAGAGCACAATTTTCAGCCGCTTCTTGCATTAAAGTTGCAACTGACACTTGGTATGTTGTAGGAGATATTGCTTAATGAGTTTAATCGGGATAATTGCTTCACAAAACTATCCGCGCACTTTTACAGTTGATTATTTAATTGTCGCTGGAGGCGGAGGCGGTGGCCAAGGCATAAGCGGTAATGGTGAAGGTGGTGGCGGTGGCGCTGGTGGAGTTCGTTGCACAGTAGGCGCAACTGGTGGCGGTGGAAGTTTAGAAAGTTCTTTATCGTTGAGTGCTGGCGTTAATTACAATATAAATGTCGGTGGCGGCGGCGCTGCTGGAACTTCTGGAACTTTATCTGAGTTTATAGATTTAGAATCAGATGGTGGCGGCAGAGGCGGTTCTCAAGGTTATGCACCTGCTGCTGGTGGTTCTTCTGGTGGAGGATATGGTCGCACTGGAACTAACGATATAAGTCCAAGTCCAAGCACTGCCAATCAGGGTTTTGTAGGACAGAACGGCGTTTCATTCACTTCAGGCGGCGGTGGTGGTGCAGGAGAAGCTGGCGGAACTGATGCCACTAGAGCTGGTGGAGATGGTATTTCAACTGATATTACTGGATCATCTGTTTTTTATGGTGGTGGTGGCGGTGGAACTACTGGCGGAACTACTGGAGGTGCTGGTGGTGATGGCGGCGGTGGCGATGGAGATAGCGGAAGCGGCCCAGAAAATGGTGATGCACAAACTGGTGGCGGTGGTGGTGGTGGCCGTTCCCCAGGATCAACAAATGGCGGCTCTGGTGGGAGCGGCGTAGTAATTTTGCGTTATCCAGATAGTCGCACTATTAGTTTTGGCGCAGGCGTTACAGGAACAGAAAGCGCGGCAAGCGGTGGATTTAAGAGAGCAACAATTACAGCTGCAACCGCTGGAACTGTGAGCTGGTCATAATGGCGCATTATGCTTGGATAGACGAAAATAATTTGGTAGTTAAAGTTACAGTTGGCGTAGATGAAACAGAATTACTTAATGGGTTAGACCCTGAAACTTTTTACACTAAAGCAACTGGTTACAACATTAAACGCACTTCATACAATCACAATATCCGTAAGCAATATGCTGGCATTGGTTTCACTTATGATGCATTTAATGATGTATTTATTGCGCCACAGCCGTATCCATCTTGGTCGCTTGATGAAAACTTTGATTGGCAACCGCCAACACCTAAGCCTGAAGGTTTATGGTATTGGGATGAAGATAGTTTAAATTGGATTGAAGTCGATGCCTAAATTATGTGCAGCAGGTATTCAACTTCGGGAGCAGATTGATGACGATTATCCTGATAGGGATCGTAAGTCTGACGGCTGGATTGCTGATTCTCGTCACCTCTCTAAAGGCACTTCTGACCATATACCAAGAGATGGAATCGTTAGAGCTATAGATATAGATTCTGACCTATCGGCACATAAAGAGGAATGTTATGCGCTGGTCGAGAAGATTCGTAAGTTAGCAAAGAACGGCGATAAAAGAATTAAATACATTATCTTTGATGGCAAGATAATGAGTCCGATACTGGGATGGAAGCGCAGAGCTTACAAAGGCGCTAATCCTCACCGGTCTCATTTTCATATTTCATTTACAACTTTGGGAGACAAAGATGGCAGTTATTTCGAGCTCGAAGGAGAATCTAATGAGAGACCTAAAAAAAGCCGCCGAAAGCTGGGGCAAAGCGTTCTTAGCAGCAGCACTAGCGACATATCTAGCGGTGGGATTCGACCCTGCTGCCATTGCAAATGCAGCTCTAGTATCAGTCTTGCCTAGCATCATCAACTGGCTCAATCCAAACTATGAGCGTTACGGCAAAGTCCGTTAATGGCAGCGGCTGAATTGGCCACCTTAGTAGCATCAGTCCTAGGATCTATAGCCTTACTGATTGCTGGCCTTCGCTACATAATTAAATTGGAGAATATTCCAATAGTGTCGCGCCTTGATAAAATGGAGTCTCAGCTAGAATTGGCCCTAGCGAAAGGGGTCAGAAATGGCAACGCGAAAGCGCGTAAGTAAGAAGCCAGTCAAGCGTCCGAAGAGACGCAGGACTACGAAAGAGAC